CGTTCCTGAACCGGAACCACTACCCACACGAACAAGAACTGTTGGGTAGAGCATTTCCATATGTTCCTGTTCTGGAGTTACTCCGCTCTGTTTAGGATTCGCAAAACTTACAGATGCTGCAAATGTAATAGCCATAGCTACAATAATAGCAGAAAGTATTTTCATTGTTTACTCCTTTAAAATTGTAATTATTTTATCTTTATCTTCTTCTGGGATAACTTTTTCCAAGTCTATCTCCAGTAACCCATCTTTTAATTTAGCGTTTTTAATTTCCATGTTAGATGCTAAGCAAAAGTCTTTACGAAAACTTCTATTAGCAATACCCTTCCATGTATAATCACAATTATTCTTTTCTTGTTTATTAGCACATATACTGAGTGTATTCTTTTTTACAGTAACTGTCAAGTCTTCAGATGAAAATCCTGCAACAGCCATTGATAATTTATATTTATTATCTTCTACTTTTTCCACGTTGTAAGGTGGATAGGTTGTTTTATTTACATTCAAAAACATTTGATCGAACATACGATCAAAACCAATGAACATTTTACTTAAATCATTCATAGTAACCTCCTAGGTATCTATACAGTACTCCTATTATAGCAAGTACTAAATAATTAAATTATATTTTAGGTAAACGGAAGTGCTAAAGTGCCATCACCAAATATAACACCATCGACCATCCAGATAGAAGCGCTTGCAGCTAAATAAGTCAAGCGACTACCTATAAAACGTCCTAGAGTGTCTCCACTTGCAACGAATTGGTGATCAGCAGCAGCAGGAGTAGACCAACCAATAGTAGCGGCTGCATTAGTAGCTACATGGCTATCTACATTATCTTTGTCTACAATCCAACAACCACCTTGTAAAGTATCTGCACTTGAAGCAGCATCGATGCCCCAAGTTCCAGTAAAAGTAGTTGTTACGATAAAGTCAAAGAAGTATCCTGCAGCAGCAGCGGGTAAAGTAATAGTGATACCTGCTGCACGATCTAGTGTGAAAATTTTACCCGAATCCGCTGCAACCAAAGTCTTGGTAGAACTTGTAATAGCTTCTACAGTCCTACGAAGACCTGAAACAGTGATCAACGGAGCATTTCCAGCTGTAAAATCGTAACTGCTTGCATACTGTGGCACCTGCAAATACCTATTATTTAGGTCAGTTGTCATGGAACCCATTAGTATATACTCCTTAGTTAAAGTTAAGGAATGGGGAGAGAACTATTGCCCCCTCCCCAATCCAGTTAGTTTAGAATGTTACTGCCTGCAATGAATCAGTTTCATCTACACCCGAAATATCTGCAAGAATTGCATACACTCGAATTTTACCAGTTGAAACGTCATTCGCACCTGCATTTACTAGAATATCAATCGTATCGGTAGCAGTGATACGATTGGCAAAAGTAGTAACAGCAGTATAATTCACATGCCCGTTAGTACCTGCACCAGCGTAACCAGTACCTGTAGCATCAAAACCATCTACAAGATCGTCACCTGCAGCAAAGTCAACGTCTAGGAGGGGAGTAGTACCGTTAAGAGCGGTAATAACTTCCACACCAGCATGGATAATATACGATTCAGCCGGGACATCAATCGCTTGAATGATATCAGCAGCAGTTAGTGCACTGATACCGCCAGCCGTGCAAACAGCAGCGATATCAACAGTCTTTTCAAGGACGTAAACACTCCTCATACGAGAGGGATGTCCAGCAGTACCTTGACCGGTTGTATGATCATAAGTAGCCATTTTAAATTCCTCCCTTAATCGATTAAGATGTGTTCAACGAGCAAGCCTTTAGACCGAATAACCTTACGACCAAAGACATGCAGTCCACGAACGATATCCGCAAAGGAATCAGGATCGCGAACTACTTCAGTCTTAGCAATATGCGAAGCAGTAGCAACTGCAGACATATGGCCCGACAAGACTTTGTAGTAGTTGCTTGTCGAAGAATCAGCAAAGTTATTAGTCATATAGCACGAAAATCCCTGGATTTTACCCGCATGGATTTTGCCGTTACGCAAAGGTGAAGCGCCGTCTCCAGTTACCGATGAATCCATGAGCTTGCTGGAAGTTTGTCCAGCTTGCTCCCAGAACTGCGGTGGAGCTAGAAACCAGCGATTTTCCTCTGGTACATCACTTGAGTTTAAACGCCTAGCATGGTTAGCTAGGATATTCACAGGGTCAATTTCACCAGAAGCAAACCCAACATCCTGTCCCGAACCGTCAGAACCAACTGTAGTTCCCGCACCGGAAATCATAGCAGCAATGACGTTAGTATCGAACTCGTTCTTCAGTGCATAAGCACCAGAACTAGTAGCAAGAGCTTCCCAATTAACATGACTTTGACGTTCCTCAATATCATCTACTTTAAAAGCAAATGCATTGCCTTGGTCAACTACTAATGTTAGTTGGTCATCTTGCAAGTCCTGTGGACTTAGAACTGAACCACGAGTGTACGAGGAGACAGTAATAGTTGGCTCTTTGATGATTTTAACCGTGTCGCCAAAGTTTTCAATTTCTCCTGCATAGTCGGTGTTTGTAATATCTTCAACAACCGAGGCCGTGCGGAAGAACTTAAGAACTTTTTGGCTATATATGGCAGGTGCCCAGTTTCCATTTGGAAGACTAGCATACCCACCAGCACTAGAAAAAGCCATAACTTATTCCTCCTAGTTAGGGTTCAAGTCTACCCTCTCGCCTAGCTAAATCTATATCTTTCTCGTGTTTTTCGAACTCCCAAGGCTTCATCTTTTCTATTTGTTGTAAAGACCAAGTTTTCTTATTCCCTTTGGTTTGTACAGTTCGTTTTTGAGTTTTAGTTATAGATTCAGCAGCCTTCGAGGGTCTACCTTTGTCTTTTTTCTGAGTAGTACCACCATCCGCTTTGTAAAGATCGATTACACGAGCGGCCCATTTAAAGTCTGTACCATTTTTAAGTACACCATCTGAAATGCTTTCAGGCTGATCTTTCAACCATTCTAAGAAATTTTCATCTTCTTTTATTTCAAAGAAATCTGAATGTAAAGAAAGTAACTCTTGCTCGGCTGTCCTCTTTAAAGCGTCCTGTTCTTGTTCTTTTAGAACTTGTAGACGCTCTTCGATATTTTGAACTCTAGAGTCAGCATTTTGCATCGAGATAGTTTCGACTATATCGTAGACATCTGGATAATTTTGCTTGAACTGTTGTAACTCTTCTGCAGTTTTCGGCACTTTTACATTTTCAGGATTATTTGCCCTTAACTGTGCATTTAAAGTTTCGTGTTCTTGCTTCCATTCATTGAGCTTTCGATCATAATGGGTTTTTAAATCATCGTATCTCTTTTTGTAGTCGTGTTCTGGTTTACTTTCTTGGTTTAGAAATCCTTCTTGTACAGGAGTGGCTTCTTCTTGAGAAGTGTCCTCTGGATCAGGATCATTCAAATGCTTTTTATATTCATTTTGGTATGGGGTAGGCTCGTTAACTTCACTTTCTTCAACTTCAGTAGTATTATCAGTCATAGTTCCTCCTTTGGGGCCAGCTTTGCTGGGTAGCCTCTGCAGGTTGTTGAAAGACGGGGCCGTTTACACAGGTAGCCGTCCTAGTCTATTTTCATCGCGAGATATATCAGGAGATTTAGGTACTCCTAAATAAGGAGATTCATATATTCCTAAAGTACCTGTTATTATATCACGCCCTTCTAATCTTTTTCTATATTGTTGTTCTAAATCTTCTTCTGGTAAATTTACAAATCCTCTATTTGAAAGGTTCGCTGGAACTCTAGTCTCCGTTACAGGTGGTTCAGGGGGAGCAGGTACAAATCCTGTATCTGAAAGGTTCGCTTGAGTTTCAGGCGCTACTGTTACAGATGGTTTAGGGGGAGGGGGTTTAATAGGAGTAGATTTAAAGGGAACTCGACTATATTCATATATAGTATGCTCTCCTATATCTTTAAATTTTTTAAGATTCCCCTTATCAATTTCATCTTGAAACCATCCTGTTTTAGCTGCAGTTTTATCGTTGCGGTAAAATAAATTTCCCGATGTTATATCTTTTAATTTTCCTGAAAGTAATTTCTTTGCTACCTTATTAGCTACTTTCCAAATATCATCTGAAGGGTCGGCCTCAGAATAATTTTTATTTTGGAAACCCTCAAATTCATAAATAAAATTACCAGCTTTATTTTTTGCACCAGAAGATATTATATCAAAAAGTTTCGTTGGATTTTTCTCAGTACCCCCGCCTCTTACTATTCCCTTGCCATGCTTTGATCTATTTTCTATTATATTAGCTACAAGCTGCATTCCCTCTTCACCTTCGCCCTCAGCTTCAGCTATAAGCAATCTAGTCAACATTTCTTCTATTCCGGGTTTAGGACGAGTGGGTTTAGGAACTTGACTACCCTCCGCATACCCCCTAGAATCTAACTGATCTACAAACGGTTTACCCGCAGTATTCATTTTATTTAATTTTTTGTAGCCAATGTTTTTAGCAGCAGGTTGAGATACTTTATATTCACCGTTAGATACATTTATATCTTGCGTTCCGGTAACAGGGTTTCCAAATTGATTAAACCCGGAAATTTGCTGTTGTTTTTGTACTTGATTTACCATAGAATCGAGTTTCTTAGCACCCCCTGCCATCTGTACAGCAGGAGCATTTACAATAAAGGAGTTAGGTTCAGCTTGCATTGGAATACTATCGCTAGTAGGACCACCCTCTCCTTGTATAAGACCGGACCTATTTATCTGAGGAACTTGCCCCCCTACTTGCATATTAGGATTTTCCCGCTCGAACTTCATCATATCTAGTTCTATTACTTTGTGGAGATCTTCTTCAGCTTGTCTTGCTTGCTCTCTGGTTTCATAAGATGGAAAATTTTCTAGTCCAACTTCTAAA